CCTTTACGCTCAGGATTTGGATCATGGCGGCGCTTGGCTCGAACAGCTGAAGCTCTTTCTTTTTTCGTAAGAGATTCACGCTTTGCTCTCGACATACATTTTGGTTTTGGCTCACCAGGTTCTCTTGCACATGGACCAATCGCTTCGCCTTTACTATTAATTCTTTTCCAATCTCCAGCTGGATCAGTTTTACTAAACCATTTACGCAAATCTTCTGAAAACATTTCTTCAAACTCTTGGTCAACATTTTCCATTACGCCAACTTCAACAAGTTTATCATGCACAGACCGGTGTGTAACTTTACCATTTTGACCATAACGACCAAAACCATAATATTGTAATCCCATTTTGCGGGCTTCTTCGGCAGCTTGTGATTCTGAATGTGGTGCCATTTCTGCGCCATCTTTTGGAATTGGTAATGTGTCTTTCTCAGACATTTGATGAGCAACCCACATCGATGCTGCTTCAGATTGTGGTGGCTGAGAAACAAAATCTTTTACATTTTTATACAACTCTAGCATTTCATCTTTTTTGGCTTTTACAACATCAGGTGATGCATTTCTTAAATCTTGTGAGTTATCAAATTCAACATATCGGTCACCAAAAGCTTTTGCAAGTTCTGGTCTTGAGGCCTGCACAGCGTCCCATTTTGCTTTGCGAACATCTTCTGGTACGGTGCGGCCGCCTCGTTGACCTCTTTCAATGTTTCTTTGTTTTGATACTTCATCATCTGTATTCACCATAATCATTGAAGTATCGTAACCAATTTCTTCTAAGCGGTCTTTAATACGCTTAATTTTTTCGTAATCATCACCTGTGCCATTAATGATAAGACCATTACGACCAAGCAATGCTAATTTTTGCCGTAACTCTGTTATTGATTTAGCACGGCCTCTTACAGCATCTCTTTTTTCTTTTTCAGATGACGGCATTGTTTTATCAAGACCACTTTTATCCATTAAAAATTCTAACGCTTTATCTGAATTAATTTCCGTTAAACCGTGCCCAGCCAAAGTGTTATCAAGAACATAATCTTTACCAGAACCGGGACCACCAGCAAGAAATACAGCCTTAAAAATTGCTTGGTCGTGAACTCCTTCATTAAGTAATTCTTCAACTGAATCATTGATATTTTCCTTGATATTCATTCCTTTGCGAACATCATTATACATTTCTTTTGCGTGTGCATGACTCATTGCTGACGGCACACCTTTTTTGAATTCACTAAATTTACCTGTAGAAGCATGTTCACGCATTTTACTTGCAGACATACATTCTACGCCTTCGGCATCAGGATCACGATCACCAGCAGAATGAACTTCAATGTGTTTGAATTTGAAAGAGCCGTGCGGACCTTTTACGCCGTTATACTTGTGAAGAAGTTTATGAAATTCTTCAACACGGTCTTGGCCGCCAACCATGTGAAAATGAGTTACACCTTGTTTGTGTAACTTTGCTGCTTGTGCAAGGAAATTTGGTGCAGAAGAGTCAGATGCAGAAACATTTACACCTGAAAATGCCCGTTTGGCGTGTTTGAGTTTTTGTGCTGCGGAGAGAGGGTTTTTCTTTGGGTCTTGCGAATGTGACAAAATAACATGAGCACTAGCATTGTGTTTTTTAGCAAGTTCCAAAACTTTGTTTACCACTAACTGGTGTCCAGAAGTTACTGGATTAGCTCGCATAAAAGTCATCACGGCGTGTTTTTCTTTTTGTTCGCTCAAAAAATCTTTGAAATTCATAGATAAACACCTTTAAATCCATTGCAAGATTTGTATTTTTCACTCCTCAACATTGTTTTAAAATTACCATAATTTAAATTATATTCTTTACAAAAATCTCTTATATTTCTAATAATTCTTTCTTCTCCAGTTGGAAAAATAATTTTAGCTTCTTTTGCTAATAATCTATCATTTCGTTCTTTCATGTAACTTCTATTAAAATTATTTCCACCAAAAGCAGTTTTTCTACGATTTTCGTAATCTTCTGGAGTAATATTATCCCAATATTTTCGTGAAGCAATTCCAGATTTTTTAGCATGTTCTTCTCGTTTTTCTTTAGACAAATGTTCCACTATATTACCACCCGCAGCAAACTTTTTTTCATTATAGTAGCGATTGCATAATTCCAAAGGATCAATCATGTTTAACCAATATTGTTCTCTTTGTAAAAGCTCTTTGGATGTTATATTTTCGTAGGACTCTAAAATTCTTCTTTTGAACGAAGATGGTCTACTTTTGAAGGCTGATTGAAAACGGCGATTACTTCCAATGTAACCGTCTGTTGGAGGTCCAAGGTGGCTTCCAAGATAGTATTTTTTTCTAATTGTGTCGTACCATAGGTACACAAACCCAAATTTCATATCTCTCCGCCTCTACAGCAGTTATTTGATACGGTATTTATATGTTTAGTGTGTTCTGATAATTAAAACTTCACTCTCTTTTGGTGTCTCTGGCCCACTATCTAAGGCTCTCTTTTCGCCAACATTACCTTTTTCAAAGATAACAATACTATCATAAACCGACATACAAAAGGTATTTTTCGTATAATAATCTGGAGAAACCTGACCTCTGGTGTGATCAGCATTGATTTTATCAATCATTTCTTTTGAAAAGTTATTGATAGAATTTGGCTCTGTTAAACTACCGCCATGAGAATTCCAATATGCTGCATGAGTATCTTCAATGAAATACATGCCTGTTGGAGAAATTTTAGGGTAAAGATATTCAAAGGTCTTTTTGACATGAGCTACATGGTGGCTGCCATCATCAATCACTAAATCAAATTCACCAAACTCATCAAGTAAACTCTGAAGAAAGTTTGGATCGGATTGGTCACCGATGCGAACATGAACGCCTGGAAATTCATGCTCCTTGCAAGCGGGGTTTATATCGATGCCTACAATCTTAGCATCGGGACCAAAATACTCTTTCCACATTTCAAGTGAACCACCATTCAAAATACCAATCTCAAGCACCTTTATTGATTTGTTTTTGAACTGTGCAAAGTGTTTTTCATATACAGGAAAATAATGTGTCCATTTTGTAATGGTTTTTCCTGTTTTATTTCTAAAATATTCCCATAGATTCATCAATATTTCTCCAATTCACCAGATCCAGCCACAACACCTTGACAATGAATCTTATCTAATTCAATTAAATATTCTTTGTTAATGTTTTTGTAGTGTGCGTGTTCCGTATCTATTTGATCTTTTAACACATCTTGAAAACAATTTTGCAAAACTGGCAGATAATCAGATACAAGTGATGGGCAAAATGAATACATTCTTGTAATCAACAAATGATCTGTAATGTTTTTCTTTTTTTCTTCTGGCATCCAAGATGATATTCTTTTCTTAAATACATATTTTCCAAAATGATCGTGTTCTTTTGGATCAAACGAATCATTCAAAGTTGTTCTTGATGAATACTTCCATATTCTTTTTACTTCATGTGTCATTTTCATTAGCTCAGGATCACTACGCATAGCAACCAACATCTTAAAAATCATTAATAATTCCATTGCACTTTTTTTACCATCTTTGGCCAAATTCTGTAAATCACTATCTCCATTCCAACAAACAATAGCATTTACATACTTTGCAATGTTTTGAATGATCGGTTCATTTTCAATTGAAAATGGCGAACCATCTGTAAACAAAATTATATCATCTGGAAAATGTTTGCGAACCGATTCTAAGGCTTCAATTGTTTCTTTACATCTTGTTTCAAAGTCAATTACGCCAAAATTAGTTTTAAGAGCTGATGTAAATAATATTAGATTTTTATCGGGTAATAGATTCATTGTAAATTTTCCAATCTTGTGCTGTGCCTACATCATAATAGTCGGTCACCAAATTTTCAAAGAAGATGTGACCATTCATCAAACAATCTTGTATAATATGAGAAACAAATATTTCGCCAACATGGCCATTAATTTTTTCAAAAGTGTCAGTAAATAATTTTACAGATTCAAACTTATAACCACCAACGCAGAATTTATCAGAAACAACTTTTTTTTCTACAATGTCTGTAATAATACCTTGTTCGTTTGTAACCACAAAAGATTTACCACCTAAGTTTATTAATACTTCATGGTCTGCAACTTGAGTAATTGCT